TTGGCGCTATGCCGAATGTCGTAGGCACCCGCATTGTAAGTAATCGTAAAGTCGTCGCCTATTGCCATTGTGTTTTTCTCCTTTGGGTCTACCCGTTAAGAATTAAACGTCGGGCAGTAGTTCGGGACGGTTCTGATCGAACCTTGCTTTCTCGCTGGCAAACAACGTATTGATTTCGTCGTCGGTTTTACCTGCGAGACGAAGATTGGTAAAGATCATTTGTAGTCCCATGACTGCTGCCTGCACCAATAATTCTTTCGATTGTTCGTCCATTGTCGTTCCTCTCTTTTATTAAAAACAGTCACACCATGGTAAACTGATTATAGACCGAGTAGTTTGTCCATGACAGACATCACGGCCATCTCAATATCTGCCGGAGCAAAGATGTCCTTCTCGGCATATCCCGAGTACATACCGATGTAGGGATACAGCTCGGTCAGGAGTTTCTTTTTCTCCCTTAAGACCTCTTTCTTCGCTTCGGTCAATTCCGGAATCTTAGCCTCTCGAAGGTACAACTCGTACTGATCGTTGTAGATGGACATGATCTGAGTTGCTCGTTCTTTGGGAGACATTTGAGCCCAGGACTTACCGCCCATTGATGCGCATCCGTACAGGCTTGCGAGAAGTAGGACGAGAGCGACGCCTAAGGAGAACAGCGCCAACTGCCGGCTTACGGGAATACTCTTTCTCATTTGTCACCTCCCTCTTCTGGTTTTTTCGATCGGTCTTGACCACCGAAGTAGAACCCGATACAAACCCCGATGACCGACGCAGTTATAAAACCGACGATGAAAGACGTCTGTTCGTGGACCTTTGCCTTATCCATAAATGCTGCGGTCCACAGAAACCAACCTCCACCGATTACAAGCACCGTACAAAGAAACGACCGAAAAAACGTTCTAAACATATTGGTCATTTCGACGATACCGCCAGACGCTATGTTACGTGCGATTGCCGAGAAGATAAGACCGAGCGCTGCGAACATTCCTCCTATCGGCTTAACTTCCTCGACTGGCGGGTCTACTGGATCGACCGGTCCCGGTATGGGATTTTCCATTGGTTACTCTCTTTCTCCTAAGTGTTATTGGACCGGTACCGTTGCCGTCACCGTGATATTCGCCGGAGGAGTAAGGGTTCTACGATCGACCAGAACCGACGTTTCGGGAGCATCGGGAGACGACGTACCTTCCTGACCGAATGCGACGACCGTAAAATAAATCACCTTTGCCTGTCCTACTGGGACGACTGTAAGCGGTTGAGTTATCCTCGTATTACCGGTCGCCGGGACCTCTCCTAAACTGGTATAAGGACCTCCCGAGGTCTCGGAAAAGAATACCTCCCACTTGGTGACATCGTTCTTACTGATTTGGTCAATGTTGACTTCTTCTGAGTCTGCCGATTCAAGCAATGGTCCGGCACCATTGTTATCATCGTATGCTCGTACTACCATGTAAACTTTATCTGTCGCAGTTGCCGAAGGAGGTTGATTCCAATCTACCATGACCGTGCTATCTGCTTTGTTCCATACCGCAGACGTATTGGTCGGTGCTAACATTGCCGGCAACGGTGGTAGCAAATCGGTGACTGTCACCGGAGGAAGCGGACCGGTCCAGTGCGGGTTGTCATAGTCGTAGGCCGGTGTGCCTTCCCATCGATGGAATAATTTGTATCCCGTTGGTGCCGGAACGTTCTCATCCCACGTCACTGTGAACTGCGCCATTGCGATGTTGGCATACGCCACCATACAAAATGCCATGACAGTTAGTACCAACAACAGGGTTAAGGTTTTCGGGTAACGTCTCATTTACAATTCCTTTCTCTTGGTGGTTGTAGTTACTTCATTTTATCTTTTATGGTTTGTATTTCTCGAGTCAATTCTTTTATACCATTTTTTATATCTGCATTCTCCTTATCACCTTGTGCTTGGTGCCGGTCTACCGCCCTCGTCAACCGACTTATTTCGTTAGTATTTACAAGTCGATTACTATCAACGGTGGATGAAATTTTTTGAAGTTCGACCTTCATGTCACCTGCGCTTCTTTGATGACTTAACGCTATAGCATTTACACGTTCGTACGTGGTCCACTGAAATGCAAGTATTGCGACGACCAAACCTATCATCACGTAAAACAGTTTCATTGGTACCCTCGAGTCCACATTCGTAGATAGCTTGTCGATTTTCCTGCATGCTATTGTTTGAAGTTCTTTAAGGTCATCATAACTTTGTTGTAAACCTGAATGTAAGGAACACTGAGTTCTTCGTTCTTCCTTTCTTCGTTCGGGACCAACGTAGTCCGAATGCTCGCATTCGTATGGTCTATCCATTATTGGTATCTCCGACTCTGCCATGAGTATTTAATTTCTATGTAGTATGGTTGCCGTATGTGTGTCGCCCGACCACCCTACGGTTGGATTGATAACGTTATGAAAGTTCCGAAGTACGTGACGATTTTCGAACGTATCTACAACCATACAACGAACGACCTTTTCGATACAGTCGGAGTTTTCGTAACCTAAGAATTTCAGCTTCTCAGCATGAGGTTCGTATACGTGGTTCTCACTTTCTATTCGAGGGTTGCTTATATGTCTAACCTCCGATTCCTTGCCAGTCAACTCGTAAGCGGCAGTGGATACAACTCGAGCCATATCATTTAACGACATGTATTCGTGAAACTGGTTTACCTCTCTGTATTGACCAGGTCCTGCAGGGTTCTTCGCTAACAACAACATACAATTGATCGAATCTTGTAAGGACAGTATTGACCGTATTTGAGTACCCTGACCGTATACAGTCAGCGGATGACCGGACACTGCTTGAACGACGAATCTATTTATGATCGTACCGAAACATTCGTCGAAGTCAAGTCTTGTCGCCAATGCTCTTGCATCGGGTGCCATCGCTCGAACTCTTGTTCCGTAAACAATGCCCTGCATGATGTCAGTACATGACAGTCCCCAATGGTTACAAGCCATTCGGATGTTGTGAGTGTCGTGGACCTTGGTCTGGTGATACCAACTTCCTGCCGACCTCGGAAATGACATCGATGCCGATCTGTCTCCAACCGTGACAATCGCTTCTCCTTCAGGTATTGGAAGTGCCGGAGTACCGAACTCTCCCATGGTCCCTATCTTTATTATATGCGGTTTCGGTTCGACCTTGCGAACAGCGTATAAAAGATTTAACGTCGACAGCATGTTATTTTGATGTGTGAATATACACTCTCGACGACCTTTCATCGAGAACGGTGCCGACGGCATTTGACCTAAGTGAAAGATGACGGTCGGTTTGAAATCGTCGATTATTCCTTTTAGTATGTCGTATTCAGCTGACAAGTCGGCCCTGACATAGTCCACGGTCTGTAAATACAGGTCATTCAACCTTTTAACGCGATCATCTAAAGGAAGTATTTCTATTGCCGATATTGAACGTTGATCTCGCACCAACTGCCGACGAAGTCCGCTGTCAATTCCCATGACATAATTGCCACGAGATGCAAGGGCACATGTCAGCGGCCAACCTAAATAACCATCGATCCCTAAAACTAACGCCCTCATAACAGACCCCCAAGAGCATCGTAGTAGCGCTGACCCATTATTTCAACCGAGTGAGTAGCGTTGTAGTATGCGATTGCGTTTTGTCGAATTGAATTATATCTATTCGGTTCCTTTAATGTCGTTAACAGTGCGGTTTTATCGGTTAGGATAAAATCCGCAGCGTTCTCGATGTATGGCATATACATCGGGACACCGACTCCGAAGGCTTCGTAAGGGAAGTTGCTCAGGATTGCAGGTTTCATTGGGCTATACCCGAACATGGCACCTTTAAGCACGTCCAATACAGCTTCTCGACCGATGAGCATTTCGTAGTGGAATCGGTCTTTCCACTTCTGAAGTGCTTGAATTATATTACGGCTTTCGTGATTCAGCGGATACCCGTTGATAATAAACTTCTCAACGACCCCGTTTTCTAAGAACCACGAAATATCCTCTACCATTCGTTCCTGGTTCTTAAATGCCGATGACAACGAACCTTGATAGATACCATACGGTTCTTTTATTTTATTTCCGTATCCAACGTATTTCGATTCGATGTCGCGAAAACACCCTCCGAACGGAAGGTATTTCAATCCCAACTTCTGTTCGTTACTACCATCTTGAGGTGCCCACGAAATTATAAGGTCTGTGGTTCTCTGGATCTCCTTCCACCTATCGGTTATCTGTCCGTATTGATGTCCGCTTGTGCGAAATGCCTGTTCGCAAACGAGGACGTGTTTGGCATTTAATTTCTTAGCGAATGCGCATCCCGCTTTCCAATTCGCTTGATGAAAAGTCCACACAATGTCGTACTTTGATCCAAGCGACGATAGTAAAAATTCGACGTCGCTTTCAAGATTGAGTTTGAATGTGTTGATGTCCTCATAGTACCGGAAGTACGAAAGGCCATCGTGTTTTTCTTCTCGAGGATAAGATTTACCTCCTCTCGGATCCCATGCTTTTCGTGCTGAGATCACATCAATGTGACAACCTAAGAATGCCAGTTCTTCAAACAACGAATGTTGCCAAGAATACTCCTCTGCAACTCCCCAATTCAAAATTAGTATCCGCATTGAACCTCTCCGATCCGCTCTGCAGGGTAAAGGGTTTCGACCTCCTTTTCAACTATATCAAATACACCTACTTCCTGGTTTATACGTTCGAGAACATCAACTCCTCCGACTGCAAGCGCTGCCCAACCTGGTTGACGCCATTGGTCTGGCAACTCCTTTCTCCATCGATACAAGAACAACCTGACTGAGTCCTCAATAAATGACGAACCCTTACGGTCCTTCTCGGCCTTATCGTAAGGAGCGATGGTACGGCCTTTACTGGGCTTGATGTGATTGAAAACGACTGCAGGAGTATTTACCAACTTATGACCGGCACTTCTCACGCGCATACACCAATCGTAATCCTCAAGCCCGTAAACGAAATACTCATCGAAAGGGAATTGCTCCCACACCTTGCGATATACAAATGTTGCTCCTCCCGGTAAACACGCACATTCACGGACCTCATCGTCGTACATTTCTACGAGGTGACCATCTTTTATGACGGTAGATCTAAATCGTACATGGTCGTCGTTAGGTCGGATGTCTACCACCTTGGGAGAAGTTGCGACGTATTCGAAGTTCTCACAAGACGAAACAAGCGGTTGCAACCAGTTATCAGGCAGCGCCATGTCGTTATCTAAGAACAGGATGAATTCTCCCCTCGCTTTAGACCCACCTAAGTTACGGCCTTTCGACACCATCAAATTCTCATCTTGCAGGAGGTACGTCAAGTTGGGCTTTTGATACGACGTCAACTTCTCAACGTCGTCCTTGGACGAACCATTATCGACTACGATTATCTCAACGTCTGAGAAGTCCGTCGTTCTGTGGATTGACCTCAAACAGCGAAGAGTGGCGTGTGCCGCGTTGTGGTTGAGTATTACGATGGAACAGAGAGGACGATCCAGTTCAAGGTGTGACCATCGATCCACGAACACCTTTCTATTTCTCATCCACACTTCGCGGGAGGAGAAGTCGTTCTGAGAGTGAGTCGTTTGGTGAGCCAAATGCTCAATGTCGGCATCTTTACAAACGGCAACGCTGTATCCTTCCTGCGCTGCCTTCAAACAAATGTCGGCATCTTCGAACCACGCAGGGGAGTAAATCTCATCAAACCAATTCAGCGACTGCATGATCTGTCTCAACATGAACATACCACCCGCTCCCACGTAGTTGAGCATTCCACACTTCTCATGCCTGGTGGCAAGTCCGTCACTTCCTATATACCAACCTTCGACTCCTACGATGTCTCCTTCGGTTTGCATGATATTGTGTAAGGAGTGCGGTTCTATAAACTGGTCGTTATCGAGGATCCAAACGAATCGTCCTCGAGCGCCGAGAAGTGCTTGATTACGAGGGGTGGTGACTCCTAAGTTCTCATCGTTCCGAGCAAAGAAGTAGTTGGGGATTTGTCCATACAACGAACCGAAATACTCCTCGGTGTCATCGGTGGAACCGCTATCGACGAATCGTAGTTCGTCGTTATATTTCTTGACCATGAGCAAACGACGAACACATTCCTTGCTGAGGTCGGAGCGGTTGTGGGCTGTGGTTATGATCGAGACGTTGGGAGTTGCGAGTTCCCGCTTGATTGCATCGAGCACTACAAGTGAAGTGGCGTCCATAACGCAAGGACATTCATCCATGTGCTCCCTGCTTCCGGTTTCGTCGCATGGAAAGTCGTACCAACACGGACGTCCTGCAGGACAGTTGTCTAAACACTGGACTACTACGCTTGTATCGTAACCCTTGGTACGAACCTTCCCATCGATATGAGTAAAGAACCACACCGTAGGAATTCTCAACGAAGCGGCGATGTGTGTCAAACCTGTATCAGGTCCGAAGAACAAATCGCACTTGCTTATCAATAGGGCAACTTCACGTAATGAGAAGTTGGTGAAGGTGTGGACGTTGGGATATTTGGAGAAGTCGTGGTTCTCCTGTTCCTGGAAGAATAGGATGTCGGCATTTGGATACTCATCGGTCAACCGTTTCATCAGGACGTTGCCATGTTTATAAGTCCTGACTTTTGCCGAACTGTTGTAACACACACCTATCGTAAGGTTTGGCAGTTGGTAACCATCAGACGTAGAATAAATGTCCGTCAGGATACCGCCAGATTTCGCCGATCTTTTAAAATCAATACGGGAGGCCGTCAAAATTTCGACCGGTGAAAAATATACCTTGGGACGAGGTAAATTTTCTAACGATAATTGACCGATGCGAGCGAATATTTCGGTGCGGTTGAAATCAACGTCAGGCTGAGTCCTCCCCTCATAGGTGATACAAGCACGGGTCATGTCGTAAACGATTTCGTAGTCAAGCTGGGATACTTCATCAAACGGAATTGCGTTGTTTATAAACGGGTTGTTCTCCACCAATGACAAGTACTGCTCGGGACAAGTAAAGTCGATGACGTAATTTTCGTACTTCTTAGCAATCGCCTCTACAGTCGGCAACGTCATCAGGATGTCACCTATACCTCCCTTTGAGCGACCACAGAGGACTTTGACCGTGTCAAGTACCGATCCATAACCTCTGAGAAAAGCATCTGTGTAATCTTTAACGCGAAATATGGTCGTACCTTTATCAACGTTTCGTGCTTGGACTTTTAACGAACGTACTTTATTCATCGCTGCAATGGTGGGAGCGTGACCGGTTTCTATAACCTTACCTGAGAAACGAAGGTGGCGAGCATGTGGTAGGAACGGTTTTATGTCGTACTCACATACGACGTCGAACAGCGAGGGCACCTCTTTCAGCTTTTTATAGAAGGACAGAGTAGGGACGGAAATCCATTTGCCGGAAGGAAACGAAATCACCTCCCGCTCGACAGTGATGGATTTACTTCCTTGACCTTTAAACCGTGCTTTCATTCGTCATCCTTCCTGATGATAGGGAGCCGGCCTTCCTCAAAGCTGTATTTGTCGGGACACCAAACAGTTACGTAGTCCTCAACCTCCCAACCCTCTTGGTCATCGTAGTCAATGAACGAAATGACCGAGTCCGGAGGACAACGGGGGGAGAGGGTCCCCCGTTGTCCAAGGCTGCTCCTTTGGCAGAGGCCCGGACTCGGGCGTGATGTCCGGAGGAACAGCACACTACTTTTTCTTTTTCGTTTTCTTTGACTTCTTCTTTTTACCCTTGGTGCTGTCGTCATCATCTGAAAGATCAAGGTCGTCTTCGCCGTCGTACTCTTCTTCGTCGGCGTCGGTGTCGGTATTTTCATCCACTTCCTCGACAGCTGTTTCCACAGGGTTCAAAGCGGACAGGCTCGGAGGAGCATCTTTTCCGGCAAGGACGTCATGGAACACCTCGGCAATACTTTCGAGTTCGTCCTCGTCTTCATCGGCAGCATCCTTCAGGGCCTGCAAAACAGGTCGAACGGCGTCCTTGCTAAACGTAGAGAACAACGCCTCGACGACGGCGTAGGATACGATAGAACGCGAACCTTCGCCGATTGACTTTTCGTATTTTTCGTACATCTCAGAAAGCGAACGTACGATCGCTTGACGGTCATCCACGACAACCGGTACGACCTTGAACAGCATGCTGAGTTGTGCGATAACCCTCCGCGCTGTCAACTCGGGAATGGCGCGGCCAATCTCCCAACGTTTACCGGGATGCACTGTCAAGGTGCGGTATTGCGACAGTCTCGGCTCCTGCCGAATGATAACATTGCCGCCTACTTTGTTACCGGTATATTCTAAATAACGAACCTCCATGGGTTCTCCTTTCTGTCATGGGAGGGGAATCGCTCCCCTCCCAATCACAGGTCAATTACAGGTTAACTGCTATTATGCCACCTGGGGAACGGCGGCGGAAATGATGTGACAGATCGCCTTGGAAGACAGAACTTTGTCCTCCCAGGCCGCCCGGATGCCGATACCGAATTCGAACTGATGGTCGTCGATCTCTTCGGTCCATACGATGTCCTCGTTTATGCCACGGCACAAAGCTTCCTGGCCTACCATGACGGCACGGGCGGTATAGATCGCCGGGGAGTTTGCATTCTCGACGGCGGTACACTGGGTGGTGCTGTGTACGATGACGCCGTCAATCTCTCCCAGGGCACCGGTGAACAGGGCGTTGTCCGCTCCGCGGGGTCCTGCGCTCTGATGGTTGGAAATCCACTCGGAGTCGGACTTCAACGAGTATGCCTGCCACGGGTTGATGAACAGAAGGTAATAACCTTCACCGGCGGGCATGCCGGGGATGGAAACCTTCGGGATGTTGTTGGCTTCCAGTCGTGCGGCACCTTTCCGGATCTCGGCAACTCCGAACGTATCGGCGGCGTCGAGGGTATCTACGGTGGTCGCATCATTCGCGAAAACCTGGGCGATTGCGGCCGATTCGAAACCGACGCTGGTGGTCAGTCGTGCTGCGGTCCAGGCGCTGGTATCCATTTTCCCGGCCATCCAATATGCCAGGGCCATCGATGCTTTTTCCCGGAAGGAGTGCATGATCTGCTTGTTGGCCTTCGCGGTCTCCGACACTGCATGCCGGTACCAATCGGGAGTGACGGTGACCTCGGACAGCGACAGTTTTTCCTCTGTACCACGCAGTCTGGTTTCACCGGTAACACCGGAACCGGTCAGGTGACCCAACTGGGAAATGTTGATGACGCCACCCGGCTGGGTGATGAGTTCCGACTTGACGATGAACGGCATTCCGGAACCCTCGGGACCGGAGAAACGCTGCCAGAAATGTCGGGCCTTCGCTTCCTCGTAGACCTTACGGGACCACAGTTCGGGAATCCACAGGGCCAGATCGGTTGCGGTATTGCTGTTCATGGTGACTTCTGTTGCCATTGTTATTTCCTCCTTTGATCGTGTGCTTCAGCGATCAAGGATCAACGACTTCCCTTGGGTTTCTCGGGAAGCTGTGCCGACAGTTTGAGGAGTTCGTCCAACCTCGCCCTTTGCTCTTTACTGAGAACAGGGGTCTTCAACAGTGACTGAATCTCATCACCGATGGGTGTGGAGCTTTGACGATTTCCTGGTCCCTGTCCTGGGACTCGTTTTTCCTCGCCCGCTTTCGCTGATTCAACAAATTTAAGAACTTCGTAGATGACCTCATCGTTGTTCAGTTCGAAGTTGTCACCTTCCATTTTAGTGAGTTTGGACAAGAAGCCTTCACGTTCGAAGTCGGACCTGAACGACACGTCCTTTTCCTTGACAAGTCGTTCGATCATGTTCTCACGTGCCTGCTTCGTTACCTGACGTTTGGTGGTGGCGAGTTCGGCTTCCGACTTTTGACGCTCGGTTGTCATATCGTCGATCTTCTTGGAAAGTTCTTCGATCTTCTTCGTAGCGTTCTCGAGGTCGGTCCGCTCCTTGGCTTTCTGAGCCTCGCTCTTCTCGTCGAATTCGGCGATCTTGGTGGTGGCAGCCTGAAGTGCCTTGGTGGCCTCCTCAAGTTGTGTCTCAAGGGTGGTCAACTTCTCCTCGGCCTTCTTGTTGGCGATCCGACGTTGAGCATTCTCGTCCTTCAACTTCTTGAGATACTTTTGTGTCTTCTCGTCTTTGATCTCGTCGGGGTCGATGTCGTCGTCATCTTCTTTCTCACGACGTTTTCGTTCCTCTTCGAGTTTACGCTCCGCTTCCTCACGGGCTGCCTTCTCGGCGGCCAGTTTCTCTTCGGCGCGTTTCGCTGCTGCCTGCAATTCCTCGGTCGTCATTTCGCCGGTCTTACCGCCTTTATCGTCGTCTGGCATTGTGTTTCTCCTTCATCAATCGGGAGTCCTGTGGGTCATCCCTGTGTTAAGTTGTTGGTGAGAAATCTCTTCTCACAAAGCTCTAATCGCGTCGCTGTGTACTAAGGTTATTTATGGCACTTCCCAAACTTCTAAAACAGCGTGGACTTCCTTGTTGGAGCTGGAATCCCAGGAGCAAGCTCACCTCCGCTGGACGGAATTGCAGTACGCTGTTGAGCCCTGGTGGTCGGCGCTGGACGGGAAGGACTTCTCGTACCTTGCCGCTTTGCCTGACCTTTGCGAGACACATTCTTATATGCCTGCGCTCGTTCCTCTGCCGACTTGGCGACTCGTTCCGCTTCCTGCTGTGCTGCAGTCAAACGGTCTTGATCCTTTGAGATCACCTGTGCTTCGGCAAGGGTGTGAGCATCCTGTTCCGCTCTCCACCGTTTTTCGTCCTCGCTCAAAGGTTCCATCGTTACCTCCTTTTGCTGTTGTTGATATAGTTATTTCTTACCGCCCCTCTTGGGACGAAGTGACTTGTGATGACCGTACTTCTTAACCCACTTCTTGTACACCTTGGGCTTGTTTATCCTCATCCACAGTTCCTGTTTCTTGGTCTTGAATGGCATGAGAAATACTCCCGCCTATGGTTTAAACTCAGGGACCTCCAAGCCTTCCACAAGCGCCAACTTCTCTTCGATTTCCGCGTACATCTTATCTCCGGCAGCACGAACAGGATCTTTCGGTACGACCTTTGTCTTTCCTACATACCAGAACGACATTTGTTTGGGAGCGTCGATAAGTTCTCGGATCAGTCTTGAACGAACGCCCGAAAGTTCCTCATTTATAGACTGGTTTAGTTCGGTCCAATCCCTTCTGACATAAGCGAGTTCGCACCTACAAACGAACCTCGGTGGAAACCCGTAGTTGCTGCCCATATCGCCTTCCGGAATGACTCCCGCAAGGGTCGCCGAAATACATTCAGGCTTGGTTCGTTGATCCATCGGGTTGACGTTCCAACAGTACGTGTAATTGTTCTCCTTCGCTTTCGCCCTGAGATACGCTGTTTTCTCTTCGACCGCTGCTATCGCTGCCTCTGATTCGCTGATCTCCTCGAGTGATGAACCTACTTTCAAATAACCTGATGGAGTTAGAAATTGTTCTCGCAGAACGTTGCGATGTTGTTCATTGGTGATTGCATGAAAGAACATGTCATACGCGTAAGAGCGCCACTTGAGCAACATGTCGTTTACGTTCTTATACATCTTGTCGACGACCGCATTCATGATCTGCATGGTTTCCTGCGAGATGGTGACTCGGTCGTCTTCGACTCCGATTCGTTTTAGGACCTTCATCAAACGAACCTCTTTGTCCTTCATTCCTTCATATAGTTCGAACCTGTGTTGGTTGTAAGTCGATTGAAATTCCGTTCTGTAAGCATTGCCAATCGCATCTATGGAGGACATATGCTGGGACAGATATTCCAAATTTTCCATTGAAGATAACAGGATGACAGTACCAGGACGAACAACAAGACGGTCAATAAGATTATTGTATGATTGGACTGCTTGCGCATGAGTCTCCTTATTCAACTTCCGAATGGACCGTTGGAGTCGATTAAGGTGCGTCTCCGATTGCCTCTTGGCAATAAAAGCCTGTCTTATAAACTCTGCACCAATACTGGGCATCGTTTAATCCTCACTTCCACCGGTCGGGGTATCGAGATCACCTTCAGTGCTTTCGTCGCCATCTACTTTTGCCCTTTCCTTATCCATGGTAAGAATGTTGGACAGTGCCGCTTCAGTTCCAGTCACGTCAATAGGTGTGAAAGAGGTGATACCAAGTGCTCGGTTCTCCTCTTGGTTCTTAACTATTTGTTGGACCGCCTCTTCTCGAGACAATCCGGGGTGGTCACGTAAATACAAGTCAACTGGCGTTATAAGGTTGTACCGCAAGTCAAACTGGTCTTGAATCAACTGCTCCTGAGGACTGAGTCCCGGAACGGTATTGGTGAATTCTACCGAAGGTTTCTCGTCTAAGAAACGTCCGGCACCCGAGGTCTTTCCTCGGTGGACAGAATCAACGTACATCGCCATGCCGATCAAATCAGCGTAAGACGGTCCGTAAGAAGTGCGACGGTTCTCCCACACCTCTTCTATGGGGATCCGTTTGATCTTTAATGCGTAACCACTTTGAGGTCCACCTTTCGACGCCATCGATGAGAACACACTTGACGGCACTCGAGAGAAGTCCTGCAGGTCCTCCTTGAGTGACAACAAGACCTTCCGGACCTCATCTATTTTCGCGTCGGGAGTGACGTACTTTACGTCTGCCTTCTCGACGTTGGGTAGTTTGATATACCTTGTCGGTGCGATCTCAATCGAAATCTCATCCTCTGACGTCACGACCATGACTGAGAAAGACTGCATGACCGAGATTCGAAGGAGCGAAACCCACAAGTTATTATACGCTTCGTTGATGGTGACCAAGTCCCTGCAAACACCTCGTCCATAAAACGAGTTGTCGTCATCCTCTGGCTTGAACAGGATCCCAGGGATACGACCGTAGGGATTGTCACCTCCGTCTATTTTTTCCTTCTTCTTGGTGGTCGGAGAGTGAATCCACACCTCCCACTTTTCGTCGTTCCATATTTCGATCCGTTCCATGAAACGAAGTGATGGCGTGGGAATGCCGGTGTCAAACACATACGATATAATCAGGGTGCCGATTTCCTTGGGGTTATCTTCTCGAGGAACGAACGTTACAAACTCACCACGAATGTCCTCAAAGAAAGGCAGTGCTCGACGCTTGTCCCAACGGATCATAACGAGGGCAGTCTCGGAAACCTCTGAGATCCGCTGGACCTTCTTCATGAACGGAATCTGGTTGACGAAGGTGACCGGAGAAGCAATCTCCGACCATCGTTCCGTATCTGCCTTTTCATCGTACTCGACAGTGACGGGCTTGCCGAACACCCCTGATATGTACTCGTCGACAATCAGCTTTGTGTAGTTGAAAGTCGTCTTGGCCTTATCTTCGTAGTCCTCGTCGCTCTCACCACGGTACTGTTGGATATAACCTTCCTGATCGCCATTGTAGTAGTCCCAGGACTTACCAATGAGCGAAATGTCTCGTTGCCTTTCCTTGGTGAGAAGGCCGGTCAACGTTTTACTGGTGACCTGATCGACGATGCTTTCAAATAAATCTGGCATTCTAATCTCCGTTTCCGTCAAGTAGTATTTTTACTTGTCGAGCAAGTAAACGAGAAGTAACTTTACTTGCCGGTTACTTCCTCAAGAAGTAAAAATTCTACTTCGGCGATTTCCTGCGAAGTTATCGTTTTTGTAAAAATACCACGTCGACCAAGTAAACGAAAAGCCGTATTGACGCTGGTTTCCATGAATTTAACTTCCTTATTTGTTGGGAAGTAGTATTTTTACGAAATCGGTAACTTGCCACCAAGCAATGTGAAGTAGAAAAAGACTACTTAGATATTGCGAAGCCCATATCTTTTGACAATCAGCAAGGCTTAGGAATTGCGAAACGGGTTTCGCACCGTCTTCAGCAATGCGCAGGAAAATCTTTTTTGTCTCATAGGGCATTGGCTCGATATTTTCGTCAGTTACAAAGGCTTCTTGGTCTATCCGGTTGTCAAACGTTCGTTCCTTTTTTCGCTGAGCACGAAATTTTTCGAGTTTTACAGGCAGAATATCTGATTTCATAGTCGTTAGGAACCTTAGTAACCGGTTGCCGGAGTGATCCGGATGACTGGGTATTCGCGTTCGATGTAGTAACCGATACCATCTGTTAGATGCGAGTACTCAGGGTTTGTTGTCTTGTCGATCTCTCCCGCCGAACCTTCAAGGATACGAACACGTTCAAAGTCCTGCACAACGTGCTTGGCGTGTTCTCCGTCTATCTGCAAGTGGACCTCACCTGCCATGTTCTTCAACCGTGAGTTTACCGAGTTTACACGTTGCCGTTCCCTTGGATTCCTTTTACGGACCTTAAAGTTCAACCTCTCACCGAACTGCTCATACAGAATTGCCTTGATGATGTCCCAGTCAGTTCCTTTTATCTTCGCCGATCCCTTGGCACCACCTGTGGCATCACCGTAACAGTACACTTCTCCTTGGTGGTCACCCCAGTCTTCGACCAACTTATTACAAACACGTTCGGTGTTGGAGTTCCGTGGTATATACACCTCTCCGATCACCGAAGTGATTGTATCCCCGACAATAGGAAGTTGACCTTCGGGCCAATGGACCATCTCTTGGATGACTGATGCGGTCCCAGGAGACACGTTAAAGTCAAACGTAAAGATAAGACGGTGCCTGGGATCGTAGTGTTGACGGCATCTCCCAACATGGACCTTCTCATCAAACTTGTAGTACGCCATTCCCGTGAAGTTGACGAACGACCCTTCGTACTCTTGTTGGTAGGTCAGTTCGTCGAGATCACGTTGTGCTTCTATGATCTCAGCCGCTGGGAGGATGTCAGCTGACTTCCAATGGTATCCCATGCGGTATCCAGTGTCATCAGACTGTGCCTTCAACCACTCGTCGTAGTAGTGATTCCTTCCTTCTGGCACACCTATGAGATCGCACCATCCCTGTCTATCCGACAATGCCGGTCGAACGTTCTCCGGCCATGTCTCCTTCTTCATATTGGCGTATTCGTCTAAGATGCCGCCATCCCAGGGATGACCTTCAGCACGCTCTGGTTTGTCGAGACCTATTATGTGGATCTCAACGTTCGGCCAAAGGTAACAAATAAGTGCTGTCTCCGATGGTTCCTTCCTCCACAAACCTAACGACTTGGTCATCAGCTTTATGTCATTCCAGAAGATACGCTTCGCTTGATCCCTGGTAGGTGCCGCACAAAAGTACTTAGGGTCAGGGAACCGTGAACCGCCTAACCTTGCTGGTGCTACCGACGTTCGAACTAACTTACGCTTGGCGATCTCTGTCTTACCTGACCGCCTGCCTGCAGGGACGATGTTGAATCGTGCTCGACTGTTGTGGTACTGCGCTTGTACTGGATGGTAGCGAAGTTGGTAAAGGCGCGTCTTATGCTGCGCCTCTATCTCTCGTTCTCGATCCAGCTTTAACGCTGCTGATTGGTGGACGTAATAGCTCATTTCTCGGCTGCCCTACGCTCCATTTCATCCAACCGTTCCCCAAGACGTACGACATTGCCTGGTAGTTCGCGCTCTGGTAGTTCGGGTACTGATTCGAACAGAGTTTCCACGGCATCACGAACACGTTTACCAACTTCCTCGGGTTCCTCCTTCTCGGGACCTTTCGCTGCTCTACCTAAGATGCCTGCGTACTCTGCCAGCATATTCAGGGCTCTCAGCTTGTCATGAAGCTTGAACTTGACGATGGTTCCGTACTTACCTGGTTGTTCGCTTATTTCACGAACACAGGACAAGTCTTCAAGGGTTAGGTAGGCGGAATCTACCAACTGGAGGGATCCGTTTCGGAGCTCAATAAACCTACCTATGTTGCTATAGGCGATGGTCGCAAGCTCCTTTAGGATATGGTTGGTCTTAACGCTTTGACGCTCTGCGATGCGCTTTTGTTCCTTACGAAGTTCGACTAGTATCTTAGGCTTGGACAGTAGGGAGTTTGCCTTTACGGAAGCGCCTTTAGCACTGTAACCTGCACGTCTGACAGCTGCCGCTCCGTTGAGGTCCTTGGGGTATTCCTCTACGAACCTACGTTCCCTTTCTGTTAGTCCGTCGGTGAAACCTACTGCCTTACCACGAAGGCGAGTACGTTCGTTGAACACGATAGACTGGGAGGGAGGTATTCGAAGGCACAAATCAAGGTACGCTATTTTCGACTCCAGTTTTTGGATTCGTTGTAGCAACAGTTCCTTCTTTCTCTCCGACAGAATGTACGACATGTGATACGAAACCTTTGTTTTTATTAAACGTTCGAAAACCGTTAATTAAGAAAATATTCTCAGCATGGTGAGAATATCAGATCTATACCGAGCGACAATCCCGGGAAAACATTCTTATTAGAAAATAAAAACTGTGAGTGATGGTGTGTAGATTGGGAAAATGGGAGAGGGGAGTTATGAATTGAGATCGGGATTGATGAGCAACCAGTCGAGAAGAATTGAGCGGATGACCGGATGATGTTCTTCAGTTATTGGACGGGAACCGTTGATCCAATTGTCTATAACAACCTTCGGTACGACGTGGACCTCTTCGGTGAGGGGGTCCTTGAATACGAAATGGTCGGAGGTATGGATGTCGTCGAAATCTATTATATCTGCCATGGTATCAATGAACCGTGATTTGGAGTCCTGGTGGACGAGGTGAGACGACGTTGACATTGCTGGACTTGGTTTGCAGTTCTGCAAGTGAGTGAAGAAATATCGAGAGGAACGTGAAAACGGTTTCGTTGTCTCGTTGTAAGTAGGCATCTTGAAATGCCTCCCTTACCGACCTTGGTTGTAGAAGAATCGGGTGACAACAACTGAAGTCAGGTGTACATTCGTCTGAGGTCGGGTTGTGGAGTGCGTTTCCATCGACCCAGTGTTGTAGTTGTTGTTCTGGAGTCATGCGTCGTCTTCCATTGCGATCTTTACGAGGGGACATAGGTTTAGAGAGTGGTAATTCCATTCTGTGAGTGTTCTCATCATTGTGTACCACTCTGTTAGTTCCCGAATGAAGAAGGTTTCGATGATCTCGATTGGTCCGTCTGCCATGTAAATCGCCATATAGTACGCTTTACTGGGTTCTTTTGGATAACGAATTGTCTTGACCAACGCTATAGAGGTGTGGAAACCCCACGAAAAGTAGGTGAGTCCTGAGTTCATCAACCATTGCCAGTTGAGTTTGGCAGAAGGTGTTGGATACGGATCGGAGTCAGGGTTTGTTTTTGAGGTCATTCAAATCTCTTTTCAAACCTTCTATATTGGGTTTTAGTTCAAAGTAGAAAGTATCATCAATCATGTTGTCGATGATGTCAGCTGCGAAAAGTCGGGCTTTCCGTCTTGATTCTTCGTCCCAGTTGTAGGGATTGCGAAGTATGTTTAGGAGTTGTTTTTTGTTCATGGTACGTCATCCAAATTGGTGACCATTGCAACCGTATTGTAGGAACCGAGGTCTCGACCTTTATCGTAGTTCTCTTTGAGGACACGATGCAGGTCCTCTCCAGTATGCTGCGGTTGGAGGTCGATCAATAACCCGATGCAAGTTTGAAATGCGATCTCAAGGTTGTGAAGCCGCTTCTTTAGTAGAATGATTTCCAGTTCGCTCACTGTAGAATTTCTCCAATCGTTTGAGTGCGTGACTGATTCCTGCCCTCGAGATCGAAATATCAGGTACATAAAGGTAAACGATCATACGTTCCGCTTCTTTGTAGGTTTTTATGCCTGCAAGGGTGATCTGGTTGTATACGAGATTTGAGTCTTTCATCTGTTGATCCAGAGTCTCTGGTGCTTTACGGAGGGTCATCGAGTTTAACTCCTTCTATTGTTAAGATTGCGTTGTGTAGACTTCGTACTGTTAAGATAATGCCGTTGTTATACCCGATCTTATAAATTTCATTGAGTATAAAAGCGCTGAGAAGCCTGCCTTCATCGGGATCGTCTTCTCTCCTGCTGTGTTTGTTGGTGGCTTCGACTGCTCTGGCGGCAATGAGGGAAACCTTTTTTACCAACTCTGGCTCCACTCCATCGACGTCTAACAAGTTGGTAAGGTAGTTGACTGTTTGTTCGTGGTCGAGCTTCTTAGACTTTTTCATTAACAGTTGGTATCCTCCCATTCGAATATATTGCCACAGATGGGACAACGAATGGTTTCGCCGAACTCGAGAGCATTGGAGCAATCCATCGACGGATAGGAATTGCAATGATGGCTGAGAACCCATGGTTGTCTGTAGACGGTATAACGAGGACAACCACATTCCATGTTCTGAAATTGTATGTAGTTGTTTCTTCTTTGTTGGTACCTATCGTATTCTTTCTTATCGCGTGGTAGTAACCAACTTACACGATCATAACCTCTGAACCACTGTTCGTACATAGATTTTAGAAGCGCAGTTCCATGGGAAATCCAGAAAATATATTCATTCTCTTCGTCCTGCTGATTCATATGGCAACCGTCATGGTGTGCTACTACCTTATCCTCAAGTGGTTCTTCTCCTTCCGTGCTCCAACCGCAGTTGTCACACGCATAGGTCCGGTAATCCTGCTCACCACAGACAATACACGTATCTGTACGGTACGTCTTTCCTTCTTTCTGGTGTGGTGTCAATGCCTGACAGTTGTGGCACCACAGGTATCCTTCGGGAATTTCCTTGACTTGACCTACATACTGTGCGTATGGATTCTCTCCGAACACTTCGTCCCTATTCCTAAATCGTCTCATGGTTTGTCCTTTTTTAAAGAGGACCGTGGTAGGATGAATGAAAATAATAAGGATGACCTCCCCTATGGAAGTCACTTTCTCGTCTCGCCAGAAACTGTCCAATTTCCCAATCAACTACCACGGTCACAGAGGACTACAATAAACGATTAAATCCACCAATCTTTTTTTATGTTCTTTTTGTTTTCCGTTAGAAACCTTGTCAGACAAAAAGCATCACATTCGTCTGAGTTATTGGCATCAAACTTCCAACGTTTATAGGCACACAACATCATCTTATCCTTCTGACTGTTGCCATCATTGGCAATAAACTTCTTCAATGTCTTAGGAGGTACAATGGCAATCTTCATGGTAGGGAAGTTGACCGCCAACTCTGCCCTGACATAGTAGTGTAGTCCTGCGAGCTGTAAAGTACGTTGTCCAGCACCACGCACGCTTAGACCTTCTATAGCGGCAAGTTTGATCTTGTGGTGAGGGCCGACATGTGCCTTTATTAGAACGATGATGTCCTGGCAAATGCGGTAAAGGCGGACCTCAATAGGATCTTTAGGACGGGAGGTGATGGTTGCGTTTAGAATGTGATTGCACTTTTTATCAGCTAACACAAATCCAGTGCTGGTGAGTGATAAGTCAAGACCGAGGTAGTACTTAATCGACTTTTGTTTCTTTACTTTCTTCGTCGAAGGAGACGACATTGAATTCACTTTCCTTTCTTGTTTGTTGCTCGAGTTCGTCTAAAGTGATAATGTCAGGAACCGGCAACTTTAAACGATCTGCAAGGTTTATAAGATCAACTTTACGTTTATGGTCGGGAACTAAGATCCTCCTGTTATAGGCATACGCAAGGATCAGACTTTCTACGGTTTTACCACAACTACGCGACCTCCCTTTATACATGACAGCTTTTTTCGGCATATCACCTCAC